AGGTGTATGCTGTCTATTAAGGTCTCATCAAAGATCAAGAATTCACATTCGTGTTCCCTCCTGAATCTCTCATCGCCGATCCTGGCCTTCTCCGCCTCCGCCCATTCTTCGTTCCTGTCCGGGTGTTCTGACCAGTGTGCTTTCATGGCATAGAAACCGTTGGTTCCTACCAGTTTGTCATTGCCATATTCGTCAAATCTTTTGTTGGCTTCTTTCCAGATCAATGCGAACTGATCCTCATCCGAGTTGGGTGTGCTCGTGATCATACACTTACCACCTGTACTCAATGTTGGTGACAGTGATGTCCAGAACTCTTTTGCCTTCTCTGGTGGTTGCACGAACGCGAACTCATCACAGTAGATTAATGTAAGTGACATACCCCGTCCTGTGTTCTCAGTTGTTGTGGTCGCCATTATCTTTGATCCGTTGTCGAACTCTATGCTGTTCCTGTTGTACTGTGTGACACCTGCTTTGATCCAACTAGGCAACATCTCATAGGCATAACGCACCCTTGACATGATGTCAGATGCTCCTGCGTATTTGTGTGCCGCGATTAGTATCTGTGAATCTGGTCTGAACATGGCATACCAAATAAGGAATCCTGATGCACATGTGGTTTTTCCTGTCTGCCTGGGAAGCATGGCGATCGAGAATCTGTGATCGTTGTAACTGTTGATCAGTCTCTCTTGATACGGGAACGGCTCGAACGGCATTGACCCTTTTACCGGGTGCTGTATCTTCATGAATGTTTTCATAAAGAACAATGGGCCTGTTTTTGGGTCCATGCATTTCTCAAGTTGTTCCACTTGTGTCTTGCTGTACTTGTGTTTCTTGTGCGCCTTCTTGATTTGGTCGCTATCTAGTGATACATACGCCATAGTGTAGTATTTAACGCTGTGATGTTACTTGGAAAAGTATTACTTTGCTTCTTTGTCTTTGATGGCTTTTTTCATTGGTTCTTTTTTATCGCCATCTTTGTCCATGTCCAAGAAGTCAGGTTTTGCCGCTTCTTGATATGCAGTTTTGAAACTTTCGTACTGTGTTCTAAGACTGTTAGCCAACTCTTCTTCAGTGATCTTGTCTTCTGCCGCCATTGGATTGTCTCCACTTGCAACTTTTGGATAAGTTTTCTTTTGTCTGTTTAATCCGCCCGAGTGTTTGTTAACCAGGCTGTCTATGTCTTGTACTTTCTCTTCAGGTTCGTTTGCGAATGTTTCCTCTTTTTGCTCGTCTTCTGGATTCTTGATTATGTCTCTCATTCTAGCCATGTCCATAGAACCTGCGGCATCGTCTTGATCCATTTCTGGTTCTGCTTGTGGTTCGTCTGCACCAATCATTGCTGGATCAACTTGTTGCACACCTGCCAGTTTCAATATCTGCATCATCATTGATGCTTCTTGTGGAGTGTCTGCTGAAATTTGGATTGCTTCTTTCACAGTTTCTTTTTTGTCTTCTTTGCCTGCTTTTTTGTCATGATATGCTTTTAGGCCTGCTGGCATCTTGCCTTCAACTGCTTCTTCTGTTCCATTGATGCTGTCCCAGAAACCTGCAAGGCTCTCACCATGTTTCTTAATGAATTCTTCTCTTGAAAGTTTCTCTGCCTCATCGTGCAAGTAGTCTTTCATGCCACCCTCTGTCACTGCTTTTGGATTTGTCTTCTCAACGTTCTCCACTGCGTCTTTGACCAATTCAGGTCTTGATTCTGCTATTTCTTTTAATTTTGTTAACACGTCGATCATTTCCATAACTTATTTCCTTTTTGGGTCTGGGTGTGGGTTAGTTGATTTTGTTAGAGGACTGGGTGTGCCTTTTTCTTCGTTGCTCTGTACTTCTTGTGTTTTGTTATCTTTGCCCACTTCCATGTTGAGTGCATGGGCTTCTCTATCTTTTAACAATTCTTTGAGCAGGCCCATGTTTGCTTTTGTTGAATGGTAATCTTCTGCATTCACTTTAGGTGCATCTTTGTATTCTATGTCGTGCAGTTTGTTTGCATATTCTGATTTCTTCGCGACCTGCATGTCGTTCTGATATTCCTCAGTAGGCTCATTTGGTTTTCTTACAACTATGTGTGTTGCTGGAATCCTCAATAAGTCTGAAAGGTACTCATGCATAACTCTCGGTGACTCTGGATAATTCGTTGTCACGTCAAAGATCGTCACTTGCTCGTTGCTTAAGGCAGGAAAATCAAGTGGTAGCGTCATAATTGGTGTTGTCTTACCCGCTGACATGCTGGCAAGATCAAATTTTTGCAGTGCTGTTTCTAAAGCATTTATATCAATATCTTTCTTTGCACCTGCGATCTTTATTTTATAGTCATATGACTTTGTTGATTCTGTTAGGTAGTCTTTGAATGTGCTCATATGCAATATTTAGTCTTTTTTTGAAGTTATTGAATGAAATTTATTAGAATCTCCATATCTGATCCGGCCATTCTTTGGCCACTCTTTTCATGCCAAAACTTGTTAATTTCTCGAGAATTTTAGTTTTAGGCCTGTTATATCTTTCACCTGACTTATTAGCCTCTATCTGTATCCATGGTCTATTGCTTAGAATAGTTTCTTTAGCACCGTCTAGCAATGGCACTTCGAATCCTTCTACATCAATCTTAATTACATCCACATCTTGGAAGTTATAACTGTCTAGAGTCCTTATTTCTATAGGACCATTGTTTTTAGTGACATGGTATGTGCCTTCGTGCGTCTCATAATCCATGGTGACTGTACCTGGGTGGTCACCCAGTGCTACTTCATGCAAGGTCAAATTCTTTATGTGTTTTGTATTATTTTTATATTTAGGAAGTATTTCAAGATTTGGTTCAAATGCTTCGATCTTATCACATTTATCATACCAGTTTATGGTCCAATTCCCAATATGTCCTCCGCAATCGATTAGTGTACGTAATTTTAAGTCTTTGACATAAGTCCATAACCAAAGGAAGTGTCCGTCGTTCGGATATTTCTTGGTAGGATCTGCAAATTTCATACCTAATCTTTTTTAAGAAGTTTCTTCATTAATTCGTTACGATCAGATATGACGAATCCGTCACTTTCTTCCACGGGGCCGCCATCCTTGTTGCCCTGATCTAACTTCTGCTTCTTGAGTTGCAATTCAATCATTTTGAGCTTCTTGTCGATCTTGCCGCTTTTGGCGTCTATGGCGTTCCTTAGGAAATTTCCTGCAACTTCAAATATCCTTCCGGAATATCTGGAATCAACGTTCATGCCCAGATCCATTAGGTTCTTGTAACTCTCTTCTGCTTCTATGGCCAGTTTGTCCAACTCGAGATCTGACAGTTCTCCCAGTCCTTTTACCTGTGGTAGTGCGGCCGCAACCTTGTCAAATTCCGCATAACTCTTCTGTAGATTTTTCTGTGTTTGAGGATCTAGGTTCTTGGCGGAAGCGTGTTGTCCATTGGACTCCTTGATCTTCTTGTCTTTTTCCTTCTTGTCCACCTCTTTGAATGCTTCTTTGACATTTGGTAAATTAAGGATATCTTCTAATTTCTTTGTCATTGCAGTATTTACTTACGTTTGCCGTTGTGGAACAACTGTTCTTCTGACACAACCCTGAACTTGATACGCCTCTGTTTGGCGTATGCGTTGGCGGCCTCCCACTTGGCCATGTTTATCACCACCTGTTTCTTCTTGGCTGTGCTCTTGCCCGCCGCCTCCATGGAGGTCTGACTCATGGGTTTGACCTCAACCATCTCCGCATGTTTACGACCTTCCTTGTCTTGATACACTATGAAAAAGTCTGGAACGTACACTGTGTACTTGCCCGTGAACGGATGCCTGTATGGTATCTTGATTGATTCAGACGCCCACTGGTACACGTTGGGGTGTTCGTCACACAGCCTCATGAAAGAGTGTTCCCAACTCGATCTGTAAGTTGGTGTCTTAGTGCCCACGTACTTCTCCGCGTTCTTGGGAGAGAACTTGCCCCTAGCAAATCTCGGCAACATTAGTCTATGATGTTTCTAGATACCGTCTCTTTGGTGGCCAGGGTCTTCCTCACACCCAACCTACTTGACTTGTATCTGTTGGCGTTTAATATTATGGTCATCAGTTCAGACAACAACGCCGGTGTGGCGTATGTCAATTGGTCTAGTATCTGCTGAGGTTTGATGTTGTCGATCTTGGCCTGTGAAAGAATGGCGTACGCAGTTGACTCCGCCGCAGTCCTGGAGAAGTTACGTTTGACGAAGAACGCTATTGTGCTGTCGTACTCCCCCACATTGAATTGGTAGTCTGTTTCGTATGGGGTGGTTGTCAGTTTCTCCACTGTCTTCTGTAACTCGTCTTTGTCCTTTGGTGGTAGGTTTGTGTAAAATTCGGTCATTATATTGTAGCCTTCTCTGTTGCTATCTCTACATCCTGTGTTTGTCTTGCAATTTTTATATATCCTTCTGTGACCAACTTCCTCACGTCTGTTATGGCCTTGTTGCTGTACACAGTTTTTATGTTGTCAGCGGATGCCTCGTATTCCAGATTAGATTGTGCTATCGTCAATCCTTTTCGAGAACCTATGTCTCTGAAGTATAACGCGGCCGCTATTTCATCCCTGACGTTCTCGTCATTGGACACAAGATTAAATGATTCGTCTTCTCCCAGGAAGTTTACTGTGTCCACTGTGCTATTGGTTATCACTGTGTTGTTGGCCTGGTTCTTGTTGTCCGCTGTGCCCCTTGCCGATGACAGTGCTGAAGCACCCACTATGGCCGCCGCACCAACACTGAACTGTGCCACGGGGTTTGATATTGTCCCTGCCTGTTTGCCAATTTCTAGTACGCCATCTTTTGCGATGCCTTTAAGTTCTTCTTTGACATCTTTCTTTTTTATCTTCTTCGCATTGTTATAGGTGTTAGACGCACCCAGTATGGCACCCAGTATGTTGCCATCGTTAAAATTCTTAATCACTGATCCTATGCCATCCACGACACCGCCTGGTCCAAATATGCTGTTTGTTCCACCTCCAAGCACACTCAGTGGGCTAGGGGATCGATCGTAGTTGATGGTGGCGAAACCTGGAACGTTGTTCCTGTTGATTATGCCTGCCTTGTATATCACGGTCTCGTAAAGTATCTGCATTGTGTTGTTCAACACTCCCGCACCGTCCGCCTGATCTAGGTTATCATGTGAGAACGACCCAATCACAGGATTGACCAATGTCATTGACGTGAAACGTTTCTTGTGCAACACGAAGATCTCGATGCCTTTGAGATAAGGTTTCTGCCTCTGCCTAGGCGTGTCCATACCAAACTTGGTCGTCTGTCTCGCATCACCAAAGTTGTAGTAATCGTCCTTGGTGTTGTTTATTGTTAGGTCACTGTTCATGCCTATTGAATCTGCTATGTTGTATTCGTAGTATTTCTTCCAGAATGCGTTCACAGTGTCTGCGTGATCATCGTGGAATGTGATGTTCACAGGTTCGTACGCTATCCTTGTGCCAGCATACATCTTCTTGTTGTACTGTGTCTTCTCCTCGTAACTCATGTCGAACTTAGGCAGGTCACATGCTTTGACCAACATGTTCAGTTGGTACCTCTCATTGGCGTTGAAGCCTCCCTGGAACAATGTCTCGTCTGTGTTGAAAACCACATGGAACAGGAACTTCTGTTTGGGCATCAACTTGTAGTTGTCGTCTATGTACAATCTAGATGCGTGTTGGTAGTCTTTCATACCTGGTAATCCGTCCTGGAAACCTTTTAAGAAGTTGTTGATGCTTGGCATACTCGTATTTATGGCCACAAAAAAAGCGCCTATAAAGACGCTTTTGATGTTATAATTGCTTACTTAATTTTTGTATTACTGTCCACCACCTGTACTTAGAGTACCGACAGTTCTTGCAACTGCTGTTCCAATTCCTGTTCCTGTTGGAGTTTGGATTGCGTTGTCGTATCTTACTGACATTGTAATGGTTGCTGGATCTGATGTTGCATATGCTAGTGTGTTGTAGTTCACATTTTCTACATATGCACCGTACAATTCAAATGTTTCTAGTACATTTGGTGCACTTGCGCCATTACCACCGTCTAACATTTCGATTCTAGCAGTGAATTTGTAATCAATACCAGATGCCGCCGAACTCTGTTCAAAGAAATCAAACTGTTTCTGGATCTGTTCACCAACCAATTTAGTAACTGAGTTGTTGACATCATCCCTTAGGTTGATTGTGATTGGATCCCATGTGTGTTTGCCCGCAACATAAACTTTTGAGTTGTACACGTCCAGTGTCACGTTGTCAAAAGTCAAGTTAGGTCTTGTGATATCGATAACTTGTTTAGTCAGTTCTGATCTTGGTGTTGATACTCCAAAATTTTCCAGGATCGCTCTGAAACGATACTGTAGTTTTGGCATCAATAAACCCTGTGATGCTGAACTCTGATCGTTTGCTAGTGGTACTGTAAATTTTGATAAAGTTGATATTGCCATCTGTTTCTCCTATTTATTCAAAATTAGTTCCCTAACTTTGCAATTTCTCCTGTGTTTTTGATTCTCAACGGTATGTAAATGAATTCAACTGATTTGATCGGCTCAATTGCTATATCCAC